TTAACTTTAAATGAATTGAAATGAAGCATGTTTGGTTAGCGAGGCCGTCCGAAATGGGCGGTCTTATGGCCCAGGGCCGCAAAAAAGATGAGTTATGGGGTGATACTGCAATGAAAATAATACAAAAAAACGTATTATTCCACAAATTCGGTATTGAAGAACCTCGGGTAATGACAAAAGAAATGGACAAAGGAATCTATAATGAGGCTAAAAATCTTGAATTAGCCGCAAGGGTTTACGGTTGGTTGGATGTTAATCCAAATGAAGTTAAAAAACGCTTTGTAAACGATTATTTTATAGGCGAACCGGACCATTGCAAATCTAATTTAGTGGACATTAAAAGTAGTTTTTCTGCAATGACGTTCCCCTGGTTCGGAAATCCTGATAATAAAGGATACGAATACCAATTACAATGTTATATGGATTTGACCGGGCACGATGAAGCTGAGTTAGTGTATGTATTAAGCGACCACCCGGACCATTTAATTGAGTCTGAGGTTAAAAGATTGACATATTATTATGCAAATAGACCATTTGAGTTTAAAGAAATCGAATCTATTGATCACCTTTGGGCACTTGCTGAAATAAAAGCAATGGATATTGTAAAACGTGAATCAAAAGTTAGCCACATACCCGAAGAAAAAAGAGTTCGAAAATTCACAATTAAACGAAATAACGAATTGATTGAACAGATGCATGAAAGGGTAACTGAAGCAAGAAAAATATTTGATAATTTAATGAATGAGTTATGAATCCGGAAGTGAACAAAGAAATTCAAGATTTAAAAAAAGAATTAAAAGAAATAAAGCAATTAATAAAAGCTTTAACAATAGCAACTGATGAGGGGGTTACAATTACCTCTGATTCTTTAATAATCAAAATGTTAAAAAATAAAATAAAATAAAAATGGAACAGAAAAATTACGGTAGTTTATCTACCAACAAATTTAAAAAACAAGATTCGCACCCAGATTTCAAAGGAAGTATAACAATTAACGGTGTAAAGTTTGAATTAGCCGGTTGGAAAAAACAAGGTGATAACGGTCCTTATATAAGTTTACAAGGGCAACTTCCAAGAGATAACCAAAACACCGTTAAACAGCCTCAAATACAGCCTAATAATGATTTGTCAGACTTCTTAAATGATTTCTAATGAAAATAGAAAAAGAATTAAGAGTAAACTTTGAACTTGGTAAAAACCCAAGTGAAATAGATAAACTTTTGTATCATATTTACCAATCACAAGGAATGATTAAATACCTTTTAAGACGTGGTCAAAAGCCACATTATTACAGAAAGCAAATTGAAGTTGCAAAACGTAGATTAAAGCTATTTAAACACGAATTGCACCCTATTGAATTACGAAGTATTAACCTTTAAATCAGAATAGAATGGAAAGTATATTAGTAAAAGGAATAAGATTCCATAAACTTGATTCGGATAATGAAATTGAAATTGAGAGAGATGGTTGGAGTTCATGGTTGTCAATAACAGAAACCGAAGAATTAATTGAATTTCTAACAGAACAAATTGCAAAAGCACAAGAATTAACCTTTAAATCAGAATAGAATGATAATAGTAAAATGTAATGATAAAAATATAGGAGAAATAAAATGTGAATCAATGTATCAAGCTCACACTTGGAAAATATATCTTAATGCAAATGGATATGAATGTGAAGTGCTTAATAATGGAGAATCAATAAATCTCTCTAATGAAATTCAACACCCAAATAGTTATTAACCTTTAAATCAGAATAAAATGAAAGCGAGTAAAATAATAGCGAATAGCGATGAGATAATTAGGAAAATGGTAAAAGATTATTTACAAAAAACCTCAATATCTTTAAATGCTTTTTGTATGGATGCTAAATTACACCAGTCAAATATGCACACGTTTTTAAACGGTAAATCATTGACCAGTAAAACAATTCAAAGGATAGCGAAATACTTAAATGAAAAAGGAATGTAAAATATTTTTCAAAAATGTTTTGTAATTAAAATAATTATATTAATTTTGAAGAAATAATTAAAATAAAGCCTTATGAAAACAATTGAATTTAACAAAAACTGGAAATTAGTAAATCTTGAATATTGGGATAATCAAGGTTATTTTGATCTTGAATGCGGTCGATTTGGAAAAATGCTATTTGCATTTGATATTCGTTTCAATGTGGACTCACAATTTCAATTTAATAGTGTTGATGTTATTTTGGATAAATACGATTGGGAAGAAATAGGAAAATATACAAAAGGATTTTTAAGCAAAAAAAATACAAAATTAATTTGTGAAAAAATAGAAGGTATTATTTCTGAAAATCCTGAGGCATGGGGTTTTGATTCTGAAGAATTTGAAAACAATGCTTATTGGAGTTATCAAAGTGAGCGAGAGATCGCATACTACGATGAAAGATGTTAACTTTGTAAAGTGAAAAAAATAATAGATATTATAACATTACCTTTTTTTATAACCCTGTTCTTTGTGGATAGGGTTATTTTACTTTTCGTATGGAATGAAACCGGCCACAAATTAAAACGTTGGTTAAACACTGAAGTATACATGTTAAACAGTGCAATTAGGGTTATGATATTTTTAACGGTTATTATGTTTGTAAGTATTTTTATGCTGAGTGATTTTAATTGAATTACATAGAACTCAGACACCGTTTGCGGTAATTGTAAGTGATAATAATTTAACTGGAAAAGATTATAGCGTAATATTCAAACAGAGGTACATTAGAATCAAAGATTTAAAACGCCTGGACATACGTTGGTTTAATGATAATATTTATTTGTTTAATTTAGTGCTCGAAAACCATTACGGAAAAATATACGAATACAAAAAGTTTAAAAAGAAAATGAGTCAGGCATTAAAGCATAATTTTTTAATTAGGAACCAAATAATAGAGGGTGAATATATATGAAAATAAAAGACGAAAAAATCAAAGCAACTTATTCGTTTGACTTTGAAAAAAAAATAGCATACATGAATAATGAATATTACGGTGAAATACTGAAATACGATGATACTTCAATCGAGGTTCAAATCATAATGCTCGGTGCTCCAGTAATTCAAGAATTTAGGTTACACATACCACAAAAAAACGAATCAAATGAATAAGGAAAAAATAAGAGAAATCTCAAAAATAATCTTTGGCTTTATATTATTGCCGGTAATGTTTATTATCTATATTTTAGATCGTATTACAATGAGTGTTTATTTCTGGCACCCAATAGAGGAATGGAATAAGTGGGTTTATTATCCTTTGAAAGTAACAAAATCACTTATTAGATTAACGGTTTATTTGGCAATATATGGATTGATAGAATTAATATTTTGATATGAAGTTAGTAAAAATAAGCGAGGTTAAACCTAACCCAAAGAACCCAAGAATAATAAAAGACGGAAAATTCCAAAAGTTAGTTAAGTCTATCCAAGAGTTTCCTGATATGCTAAATAAACGCCCTCTAATCGTTTTTACTGATACAGACGGTAAATACGTTGTCTTAGGCGGTAATATGCGTTTAAAAGCCTGTAAAGAAATAGGATTAAAAGAAATACCTATCATAGTAGCAGACGAATGGACTGAAGAACAAAAAAACGAATTCTTAATTAAAGATAACGTAGGTTTTGGTGAATGGGATTGGGATAGTTTAGCAAATGAATGGGATACTGAAAAATTAGACGATTGGGGGTTAGACTTACCTGGTTTTGATTTAAACGCTGATGAATTAGGGACTGACTTTAGTTTGCCTGAAGGTGATAAAGCACCGTTTCAACAAATGACTTTCACTTTAGCAGATGAACAAGCGGAACAAATAAAGAACGCAATAGCAGATATAAAAGAAACTGAAGAATATAAATATTGCGAAACAATGGGCAACGAAAACACGAATGGAAACGCACTTTATTTAATTATAATGCAATGGGCAGAGCAAAGGAGATAATAGTTAAGGTTATACCTGCAAAGATTGCCAATGAGTTTGTAAAAAAGCATCATTATTCGGGTAAGGTTGTGCCAAATTCAATATTACATTTTGGCTGTTTTTTAGACGAACAGTTACACGGAGTTTTAAGTTATGGTTCTCCAATGGTAAAAAAGAATGTTATTCAATTTGTTGAAAACACGAAATGGAATGAAATGTTAGAATTAAATAGAATGGCTTTCAATGATTACTTACCTAAAAATTCCGAAAGTAGATGTATTTCAATTTCAATTAAATTAATTAAAAAAAACGCGCCGCATATAAAATGGATATTAAGTTTTTCAGACGCTAATTTATGCGGTGATGGCACTATATACCGTGCCAGTGGTTTTCATTTAATAGGAGTTAATAAAAACACAAGTACCTACCAATTGCCAAATGGCGAAGTAGTTTGTAGTTTAACAAGTTCAGCACATAGAACAAAAGAAAGTAATGGTAAAAGCGGAACTAATTGGATAAAAGAAAATGGAGGTAAAAAATTAGAAGGCTTTCAAATAAGATATATTTACGTAATTGATAAAACCTGCAAAATAACAGTTCCTATTTTACCATTTTCAAAAATAGATGAATTAGGTGCTGGTATGTATAAAGGAAAAAAAGTAACTTTACAAGAACGAAAACAACAAGCGTCGGAAGCATAAAAGTAATGCGTTAATCATTCCAGATTAAAGAAGGGGTGCGATACCACCCCGACGCTCAAATTCACCGAAAATTCACCGAATTATGGCAAATGAAGAAAATTTAAAACCAGCTTGGCAAAAAGGCGAATCGGGAAACCCAAAAGGAAAACCGAAAGGAGCAAAGAACAGAAGCACAATAGCAAAGTATTGGTTAGAAGTAAATCAAAAGCTAAAGAACCCTTTAACGGGTGCTGAAGAAACAATGAGTCAAGAAGATTTAATGACTTTGGCACTAATAAAAAAAGCACGTGAGGGTGATGTAGCAGCATATAAAGCATTAATGGATTCAGGATACGGTGCGCCAATTCAACAAATAGAGCAACAACAAACAAATATTGATTTGACTAATCTCACAACCGAAGAAATAAAAGAATTATTAAAAGAGGATGAATGATAAAAGGGAAGCAATTAAACATGAATTACTACTCGAATTGTGTCGTAGGGAGTTTTGGCGGTTTTGTTTATACTACGATGAGCCATTCTTTAAAAGCCGTTTATTTTTACGTGAAATTGCAAAAGCATTCCAAGAATTAGAGGAAAACAAAATTAGATCACTGAGTGTATCAATGCCGCCACGGGCCGGTAAATCTTATATCACTTCATTATTTTGCGCCTGGACTTTGGGAAGGAATCCAAACGAA